GATTGATTATGTACTTTCTTTGAAAGAAAGCTGCATTATCATACAAGGTATCAGAGCCGGAGAAAGTACAGCACGTGCGGCAATGGAAGAGGAATGTATGTACTTTAAATCGTATTTTCAACCTAATAAAAAAGGAAGAACTGAAAATTACCGAAGTAAAGATGTCAAAGAATGGTGTTCCCAATATGACGCCTCTGTTCTAAGGCCAATCTTTAAATGGAGTGCGCAGCAAGTTATAGATTGCATACTGGATGCAGGGCAGGAACCGAATCCATTGTATTATCGCGGATTCTCACGTGTTGGATGTTTCCCATGTATTATGTGTCGGCACAAAGAAATTGAACTTATAGCCAAAAATGATCCTGAAATGTGTCAACGTCTGATTCAAGCAGAGAAAAGCGTAGGACATTCCTTCTTCCCTCCATCATACATACCTCAAAGATTTTGTAAGAACAAACAATATCCTTATGTAGAGGAAGTTTTGGAATATGTTAAAGAACATACCCCTGATATGTTCGAGCCAGAAGGTGGATATGCCTGCATGAGTCTGTTCCATGGGTTATGCGAATAAATAAAAATATTATGAAGAAAATACTGCTTATCTGTACACTCCTTGCTTTGCTAACTGGATGTACTGCACCGAAAGTTTATAAAAAGAATCGCTTTACAAAACAGTTTCAAGAAGCAGATTCAATGTTTAATGAAAAATATGGATTAAATGAGTAAAGATAATATAGCTCAACAATACAATAATATGGTTGCAAGTATTGAAGATGCTAAAATTTATGATGGCCGGGGAGAATATAACCTATATGAATGTAATAAATGCAATAATTATAAGGTAACTCTATACAAAGACAAAGGTGTAACTCCCTTCATCATGAGATGTAAATGCGGAGGGGATATGATGCACACGAAATCTTCAAAACAAGCTCCACCGTCATACGTGAAAGTTCATAATTGGGTACGCCCCAGTTTGAAGCAAACAATGTCATTGAGTAAAGGTATGCGTAATCATATTCTAAATGGAGGATTAATATTAGAGGATGAATTAAAGTGATCTGATAAAATGAAAGAAATAACTATTGGCGACAAATCTTTAATGCAAATATCAAAAGAGGATATTTTACAATTAGCCGTGATGCAAGGTTGTTGTGCTCATTTAGATTTTTGGAATTATCCCACTTTACTGGAATATGACAATACCATGTTTTCTGATACAGTCGTTATATCGTATAAATCTACAAGAAAAGAGGATGGAATTGAAAGTATTCCGTTGGTTTTCTTCTTTTGTGTTAGCGACTTATCTTATCATTATCATAGAGAAAACGTAACAGAAAAATGGTATGGAGAACGTTTAAAAATAAAAGCTATAAAGTTCCTCATAGAAAAAGGATATGATGTGCCAATTTATTAATAGTACAGAAAGGAGCCAATATGCCAATAAGTGAAGTTTATAATATGGATTGCATGGAATATATGAAAAATATTCCTGATAAGTTCTTTGATTTAGCGATAGTCGATCCCCAGTATGGCATAGACATAATGCATAAAGGTGGGATGCCGAAGCATTTAGGCTTTAAACAATATAAAAGAAAAGATTGGGATAAGTCCCCCCCCGGAAAGAAATATTTTGAGGAACTATTCAGGGTATCGAAGAATCAAATAATTTTTGGTGGTAACTACTTTACTACCTATCTTCCTCCCAAAATGGGGTGGATTGTTTGGGATAAAGGACAACATGGATTAACTATGTCTGATGGTGAATTGGCATGGAGTAGTTTTGACAAGGCTCTTCGGATCATAACTCTAAACCGGTGTACAATTGGAGAACGAGGTGGAAATATCCATCGTTGTCAGAAGCCAGTGAAATTATATGCTGA